TTAAATGACCAGTTTTTTATACTCTTTTCCTCGAGTGTCATTATATTTATTCGTCATGATTACACTGGAGTGCCCAAGTAAAACTTGAGTATCTATACCTTGCTCGCGATAAAGCCGCTCCGATAAAGATCGCTGTTCGTGGAAGCTCGGTGCCGTGCCGTTTTTCTCCCACTCGTACGCGACGCTATCTCTCGCTTTGCTAAATGCGACAGTTAAGGTTGCCGGTTTAACCATGCCGCCCCGCTTGGCTTTCCCTTTAGCGTGGTGATGATGCAACAAGTAAGGGCTCAGAACCTTGTCGCGGCACGAGGAGATCACCTCACCGAGCGAGATGCCAAGTGCGTTACAGCGTAACTCTAAAGGAATGGCCAGCTTGTATCCGGTCTTGCTTTGCTCGATACACAAACAACCTTCCTGGATGTCAGTAAACTTCATGTTGCATATATCAGACAGGCGCTGCCCGGTGATAATGGCGAGCTGCATACCGCGTTGAAGGAAATAATTATCTTTTTCTGCCGCGTTGAAGATAAGCATCCACTCCTCGAAAGTAAGCCTTTGCCGGCTGATCTTTACGTGGGGCTTCTTGCTGGAAAGCGCCGGGTTGAATCCAGGCGGGACTTCTCCGACTTGCTGCGCTTCCTTAAACACATCGATCGTAACCTTCCTGAAAATCTGCCCCATCCTGTTATGTCCCTTCTCTTTATAATCTTCCAGAATCGAAACAATATCCTTTACGGTAATCTCATCCAGCTGGCGTGGCCCCAAAGATTCCTCAAGAACCTTTAACGGTGAGGCCTTTTGCTTGAATGTATTTAGCTTAATCTCGCCTTGTTGCAGCCGCTCTTCCTGAAGCTTTCTGTACCGGACCAAATACTCGCTGATCGTTGCGGCTCCGCCCAGGCGCTTGTTGATGTCATTTTTAGCGCGGATCAGATGCCTCATTTTTTGTTCGGCTAAACGGCTGTTAGCTTCAATGGCAATTTCTTTGGCGGTACTTTCATCGGTGCCAAGGCCGTGAAATTTCCCAGTAACAGGGTGCTTATACCGCCAGTAAACTTTTTTGGTGCGCGAGTCCAGAAAACAGGAAAGGCCTGGTATAGATACGTTATGTTTCCGAGGTCGCGCCATCTTCTAAAATCCTCCTCAGGAGCGGGTGATCCTGTTTCTTTATCTCTGGTTCTGCTGATAAGCCAACGAACCGGGCCGTGACCTCGACGCGCCAGCTTTTTCCCACTTTGCATGGGGGCGGTGAAATCATGCCGTTCTTGGCGTATTTGCAAAGGGTGGATGTCCCGGGTATCGGCTCTCCAAATTCGCGCTTTGCCCATTCAGATAATAGAACTAACCTGGACATTATCTTCTCCAGATAATGGCCCTTTGCAGGGCCAAAAGGTGAATAAAAGAAATCAGATCGCTGTCAGGCGTTGCCAGATAGCCGATACGTATTGGACCTGGTGGCGGGCGTCGGCCAGGGCGTTATGCTGATCGCCTTCAAAAGGGATGTCGTAGCGAGCATTTAGCCCAACCGCTTTACCCAGCTCAACGACGGTTCGCACGTCACGGTAGTTCCAGTGCGGGATCGGGAAGGGCGTGTCGGCTAACTCAAATGCTGCCTCCAGAAGAGAGCAATCAAACGAACTACCATTTCCCCAGAGCTGCACATTCTTAGAACCGTTGGCTGCGTTTTCAGCTATGAAGTCGAGAAGCTGCTCAAACGCTTCTACCAGGCCGACCGTATCATCCACCACGATTGCAGATCGTGCTTCAGGCGATTGCTTCAGCCACCAGAGAATAGTGCTGGCGTCTGGTCTGGCCCCGAATGACATCGACGATTCCAGATTAATCACCTGATAATATTCAGCACCGGTCATCCCGCTGGCCGGGTCAAAGAATACGGCCCCCACTGAAACGATCGGGGCACCCGGTTTTTTGCCCATGGTTTCGAGATCCACCATCAGGTGCGTGAACATGGTTTCCGAGTTTGAGGTATCAGCCCCTAGCGCCTCCAGTTCCTCTTTGAGACCCGCTTCCATCACCGCATAGGTTGCATCGCCAACCGCGGCGCCACAGTCAGGGCAACCGCCGCCATTTTCGTTACCACAGCTGGCGCAGACGTGTTCCGCTACGGCATCTGTTTGCGCAGCAGTTGCATCAGCGCTTTCGCCTGGTGGTACCGCATCACAAGTTTCTCCTTCCTGCGGGTTAGCCTCTTCCATCTGCACATCGCTGGTGGTCTCCTCATTAACAGGTGAACGGTCATCATTTTCTGGTTGTTTTTCGTTCATCAGGCCATCGATGGCGAATACGCCTCCTCCGAGGTTCGCGACCTGAGGCTGGCTGGTAGCACCTGCCCACTTAGGCAGGGCCTGCGTTTCAGCTTCATCTTTACCAGCAAGGTTTTGCTCACCGGCCTCTACCCATTTCGGCAATGCGTGTTGCTCAGCAGCCAGTTGTTGGTTGACTTCACTTTCCCAGCTCACTTCTGGGGTGTGGCGTGCCGCCGCCAACATTTCCGCTGTAGGATGCTCATGGTCGGTTTCGGTCAGGTTCGCGGCTATGTATCCGATCAGACGCCCTGGCTGTTTGTAATACTCAGGATGAGCACTGCGGATCAGCGCAAAAATTGCCGCGCGGGAATAGTCCAGAATGCTAGGTGTTGCGCGCAAAGCTTCAGACCATTCTTTAAACGGACTGTCATTCGCTGCGACGATAGCTTGTGCCTGGCGGAAAACATCACTTGGAATGTCGTAAATATTGAAATCCGCTGACAGGGTTGCCAATGCAATTTCAGTATCGAGCCCGTCAAAGTCGGGTATGTAGTTAGGATTGCGATCGGTTTTTCCGCTGCCGCCCGGTTGTGCTGCCCGCACCTCAGGTTCAGCAGCTGGCGCAGGCAGTGGTAGCAACTCAATGGCAGCATTAAACTCAGCCGTCATCGTCCGGTTAACGAACTCTAGGTGAGCAACAGGGTCCAGGTGGATATTTTCCGGCGCGATACGCACCAGGTTGAAAATGGATGTGCGATTCACCGCCAGAATGCCCGGCTGGTTGCGCAGAATTTTGCTCCACGATTTCCATGGTTCTTCTTTGTTCGCAATAATTTCTTTGGCACGGCGTGCGATGCTGCCCGGGATTTCTCGATGGTTGAAGTCCATTGGCAGCAGGGCGCTGGCGATCTCCAGATCGAGGGTCTCCAGGGTGTGGTGTGCGCCTTCGCCGCGGTCGGTGACATACCCGCCGTCGGCATTGGTGCCAGCATCTGTGCGCTGCACGAGATTAATGCGGTTACCCGCTGCCCATTCGCGCGTCAGGATCCCGCGATCGATATATGGGGTGGCTACCCAGGCTTTCGTGAACTGTAAAAGTAACGCCAGCTCATGACGTTTATCCATGCTGAATACTTCTCGGATCGCTTTCGTGTAGCGCCACAGGTCTTTGGTGTCATAAGCCTTAACTTCTGCGAAATTTTCTGCGGCCAGAAGCAGGTTCTGGACATATCCGTTATCCGTGTCCATTTCCATTAAGTGAAGATCCGCGTTGTTTTTGCGGCTGATATGATGGCGCAGTTCGTCAGCTGTCAACTGAGCCAGGAGCTGTTTGCGGAATGACATTTTGCAAACGGGATAATGAGCGCCCCCGTCATCATGTTTACTGATCCTCAGGCCATGCTCAAACAAGTTCTCAGGTTCTTCCTTGGTTGGAAGCTTTCCGCTCTTCCAGTCGTCAACCAGCTTATTACGCTCGTCAGCTTCGGCTTTAATCCAGCTCGACATGAAGGCCGCAAACAACTCGGGTTCGTGTTCTTTGCCTTCAGGGAAAACTTCTTTGACGGCCTGCACCAGTTTCCACTCAGCATGCAGGCTGAGATCGCTAATATCAGCAACGTCATTTTTGGCCTTCAGGACACACTGGAAGTAAACATTTCCCTCATCGGTTGCCAGTTCGTTGGCGACGATGTGCTGCTCCTGGCTGATTTCCGAAAGGTATTTGTCACCCAATAGATGAACGGCGAAGCGGACAGCCGGGGTGCGATTTTCAAGCAGGGAGGTGCTGCCCGCGTCAACGGCATCAGTGGAAGTTAATGGCGCGGCTGGGATATTCGCGCCGCTGGCGGTGTTTGTGGCGACGATGGTTTCGCTCTGAGAAGCGGTGCCGGGAATCACGTTCCAGGTGCGCTGGTCATCGGCCAGCTGATAGCGCTCGCACCAGGTGTAATCGATGGTGCTTTCTTCCGGCAGATCATTGAAAACCGGGAAATCGGTGCGGACAGGTTTCAGGTATTCTTTGCCGCGGCCGGTTTCGATGCCAGCGTCCTCCAGCTCGACATCCAGTTGCAGCGCTGCGCGCGATTCGGTTTTGGCTGTAAACCACAGAACGCCGTCAGGTTTTCCAGATTTCTGGGTTGCCTTAATATGATAAAAAAATTCCATCTTGGTGCCTCATTTGGGTGTAAGATACCCAACAGCTGATGATCGCCGCCTTGGGTAGTGGTCATTGGTCAAAACTCGATTCCGGAAAGCTTTGGTCGGCTGACCGGGTACTTAACCCGCCTTGCGCGGGTTTTGTGCTTATTGGACGCTGGTTTTTTTCGCCAGCTGGGAGACAAGTACGCCATCAAGCGCATCCAGCACCGGGTCGAACGTGGTGTTCGACGGGATCTTGCTTACTGCGCGGATTACTGCCGAAACTGAAATATCTCCTTCACGCAGGCTATAACCACCTCCGGGCCCTCTGTGCGAGGTAACCAGGTTGCCGCTGCGCAACCGCTTGAAAATTTGCTCCAGATAAGAAATCGAGAGCTTCATTTCTTTACTCAGTGTGGCGAGCGGTACAGGCGTTCCGCGGTAGATTCTTTCTAGCACTGCAACGGCCTGGACAGATGCCATCACTCGTTTCATTCCAAATTCCATAGTGGATCCCTTCTGGGCCAGTCAGGCCATTGGTCAAAACTCGATTAAAAATGTAACGCTGGCTGTTGGTCGTCAGCCGGTTTGTACGGGTAACACTGTCCTTTCACGTGCTGCTCTGCGGCAGCTGCTTCACAAATCGCTTCGGTTTTATAGAGACCGAGCATGATGTCTGAGCATTCCCCAGTGAGGGCGCAGACTGGAATGATTAAGGCGAAGAGCATGCTCATGCGTTTAGTTCTGGATTGCCTTTCTGCGCCATGAAGTAGCAGAACTTGCGGATCAAGACTTCAAAGATGTTAAGGCGAATGGCCTGCTGTTTTACGGGATTACGTGCATAGTCGATCATGGTTATCTCCTTATTGCCATTTACGTCTGGCCGACGGAACGGTAAAGCCTGCTGCGCGATTGTTTTTGTCATCTCATCCGGTGTTTCGTATGCCGCCGGCAGCTACTTCGTGGGCGTCCTGCCTGGATGACTCTTTGTGATGGGAGAATTATTATCGAAGTAATCGATAATAGTCAAATTAAATTGATAGTTAGGGGCGTGAAAAAGCGGCAGGTTAGGATTAACCTACTCGAGAGGGGCATAGGAGCAATTTGGAATTATTTGGCTGGTGGAATCAGATTTCTTTTTTGTAAATAAGAGGTTGCGAATTCATCAAGCTCCTTAAGGCGCAGCTCTATCATCCTGATAACTTTTTCTTTTTCATCTTCAGTTGGCAGCTCTTCAAAAACTTCGAGGAGTCTAGATTGCAACTCAGACTTTGGCTTAACTGCTGGCTTTAATGCCCACGGGTCATGATCCTCTAAGGGTTCACGTTCCTCCATGAAAAACCATGAAAGCGGGTAGCCCGTTGCAGACGGAAGGCGGTTTAAAATTTCAGACCGAGGCAATATGTCGGAATTACACCAACCATTAACAGACTGAGCTTTAACACCAAGCCTGCGTGCCAGCTCCGATTGGGAGATCCCGAGATCATTAATCGCTTTTAGCAGTCTCTTTCCGAAGTTCATCTCTTTATCCATTCAGATACTTAATGCCAATTATACAGATTTTTTCTGTAGTCTCTCTTATCGAAATAATTTGACGATATCGATTTAATTTGATTTATTGGTGCTCATCGATACCAACAGAGATGAACCAATGAAGATATCAATTCAAAAAAAGCTCTTAAGCGTCTGCAGCCAGGCTGAGCTTGGGCGTCGTATGAAGAGAAGAGCCCAGACAGTAAACGGCTGGTTTAAAAACAAAATCCCTGGAGAGCTGGTTCTCAAAGTAAGTGAGGTTGTGGATTTCAAAGTAACTCCGCACGAGTTGCGCCCTGACCTCTATCCCAATCCCACTGATGGTTTACCTCAAAAGGAAGCCTAATCATGCAATCAGTAACGTTTGAACATCTTAACCGGCAGAACACCGCTCCGCTGAAAACCCGAAATCAGATTGAGCATCGGCGCCGGGACTCAACGCGCCATCGCGCGATTCTGTCTGCCGTTCGTGAGTGGGAGGCAACTATCCCTGGTCAGGCACAGGACGAAGTTACGCAACTGGTGGCCGAACAGTGGGCAAAGGAGGGCGGGCGAGGGATCACTGTGAACAAACAGAACCTTTATCGCTACCTGAAAAACGAAACCAACTCCGGCAAATACACGGCCTATGTCATGCAGCTCGCGAACGCGATCGGTACCGTAATGCCGATTGAGATCGCCAGAAAACACGGCCTCCGTCAGGGTAAAACCGATGTCGAGCTGGTGGCTGAGGCGATAAAAGAGACCGGCGAGCACCATCAGGCAAAACTGCTGGGCCTGCCGAGCAAGAAGCAAGCGAAGGAGGGTTTTGAAAATCTCATGGCTAACGCAGCACTTTTACCCGGCGAGCTTGCCGGGGTGATGATCGCTCACCTCCAGGCACTGGCACCACTTTTTACGTAATCGAGTTTTGACCAATGAGTTCTCCGACTAATAACCGCGAGGTGAGATATGTCTAACCCTTTGCCTAAGGCGATGCCTAAAAGTAAGGCTACAAATGAGCCTTACCGCAAGGTGAAGATCACCATGTGGGATGATCCAAGGTTTCGCGCGTTGTCACCTTTGCCGCCCAGCGGGCAAAGCCTGTTTATTTATCTGCTTACCAGCCCGTTCACCGGGATTATCCCGGGGTTATTCAAAGGCGGTCGCGCGGCGCTGGCTGAAGAGCTGGGGTGGGAACTGGAAGCCTTCGACTCTGCCTTAAGCGAAGGCTTAGCTCTAGGCATGGTTAAAGCCGACCTGAAAGCCAGAGTTTTTTGGCTTCCTAAGGCGGCGGCACATAACCCGCCAGCTTCAGTGAATGTGATCAAATCATGGGCGCGGGCTTTCGAGTTATTGCCCGAGTGTGAACTGAAATGGGAGGCATGGGTAGCGCTACAGGCCGCGTGTTATGGGGTGTCTGAGTCTATGGGGAAGGCATACGACAAGGCTATGCCTTTGCCTAAGGATAAGGCTTGCCCTTTGCCATCAGGTATCCAGAAAGCAGTAAGCAGTAAACAGATCTTAAACCCCTCTCTTAACGCGGGCGCGAATGAAAATCCTGGTGTTGCTGGTTTGCCAGAACAACCCGTTGCTCCGCGATACGTTGACGGTCTGGATGAACCCATCGGCAAATTCACGATGACAGCCGCCTGGTTGCCCAGCCGTGATTTCCGCCATCGCGCAGCCACGTGGGGGATAGCTTTGCCTGATCCAGATTACCTGCCAACAGAGCTCGCGGAGTTCGCATCGTACTGGGAGTCGGAGGGGAAGGTGTTCACCCAGGTCCAGTGGGAACAAAAATTCGCACGGCACGTCGTGCTGGTGAGATCGAAAAAACAACCGGAAAGCGGAGGTAAGGGCAATGCAGGAGTTCGGGAAGAGCCTACAGCATCCAGAGCTGTTCAGCGGATTCAGTCAGCACACGCAGAGTGGAGACGTCGCAATGGACTTGATGGCAACGGAAACGGCATGGCGCCTGTGGCAGGTCATGGGGGAAATATTCTCGAACCGGTGGACGCAGAAGAATGGGGCCGAGCCTTCGGCGCTCTGGATAGCCCAGATCAGATCGATGAGTGAACAGCAAATCAGTCTGGTCTGCCAGCAGTGCATGGAGCGCTGTGCAGGTGGGAACACTTGGCCGCCAGATCTCGCTGAGTTCGTGTCGCTCGTTTCGGAAAGTGGAGCGAACGCCTTCGGCCTGACGTCCGACAGTGTCATGGGTGAGTACCGCCGCTGGCGCAACGAATCCTATCGGTATCCAGGCAGCGATAAATACCCGTGGCCGCAGCCGGTGCTGTACCACATCTGCGTTGAGATGCGCAGAACGGGCGTTGAGCGCCAGATGACAGAGGGGGAACTTAAAAAACTGGCAGAAAAGTTGTTAACGAAATGGAGCAAGCACGTCAGTAACGGCCTGTCGGTACCGCCGATTCGCCGCCAGCTTACAGCACCGCAGCACCCGGCAGGGCCAACGCCGGCACAGCTGCTGATGGAAGAGTACAAACGCCGCAAAGCGGCAGGTTTAACCTACTAAATCGAGTGATGACCAATGACCAAACCATTAACCCAGAAAGACCAGGTGGCGATTTGTGTGCGCTACCAGCCGAACTGCGCCGTCGGCGACGTTTCCGAAGCGCTGGATATGTCAGGCGCCACAGCAGGCAAGCTGCTGCGCGAGCTGAGCGACGATGGGGTGATAACCCGATCCCGTAACAGCGTCCAGTACACCTATACGGCGGTACCGCACGCCGATATTCCAGATGTGATCCTTCCGTGCATGGAGGAGAAAAGCGACCCGGTGAAGATGCAGGCCGCTGAGCAGAAAGCGAAGGCGCTGGAAGAAAAGGGACTGTGGCGTCGAGCCGCTGCGGTGTATTCGGACATGTTCGGGATCGCCTGCAGTGCTGTCGAAGTTGCCCGGATCGCCAAACGGCGCAAAGAGTGCCTGCGCCAGGCGGGGAGGGCTTAACTGATGCCGAGACCAAAAACGCATAGCGAGCGCATCCTGTTCATCGCCTGGATTATCGAGTTGGTGAAAAAGCATGGACGCGCAGCGAACAGAGATGTCGCCGCCATGTTTGGCCTGCACCGCACCACAGCAGAGAAATACTTCCATTTTACAATATAACTTGGTGACCTTAACCGTTACGGTCGGTGCGCCATTTTCCACGACTAGCACGCAACCACCGATTTTAACCTGGGACGTTTTACAAACATCAATAGATAAGGCTTATGAAAAAAGACTGCCACTGGAATGGTGAAATTATAAGCTTTTAAAGTTCTTCTTTAATTTTACAATTACTAAATTTCGTGAGGAATGAAGGTATCTGATAAATCATTGTCAGATACCTTATTTTATTGATGGATTAATGTGCTCTGGTTAGCGCTCGTTTAGCTTGCTTTAATTGGGCAACCATTCTGGTCATTGTGCGATCAGAAACTCTCAATTGTAATTCAGTTTCTAACCATTGAATTGCTTTATCGAGATATTGCATACTTTCTGGTTGGTTAGGAAGTCGTATTGCAAACTTTAAAGCTTGATCTGAAAAAACTTTTGCATGATAAGTTTTACGAATGTCACTATTATAACAGTTAGCTAAAATCTCCATGCTTTCTATCAAGGAATTAATAACTTCACTATCGAGTGGCTTATCGCTATTAGCTAAAAATAGAATTACAGCATATGTATTTTTGACAGGTGCATTTTGTCTTCCAATCATAGAAAGTGCTTCATCAATCCAACTAAATGCAAGATGATATTGTTTTCTATGAGCAAGATAAATTGCGGCCTGCTGCTTTAATGAATGAGTATTATCTCTGGTAGATGCCAATTCATAGAAGCTTAACCCTTCTTCCCAATCGGGGAATGCTCTACCAACCAAACCAGCATCATAAGCGCCTCTTCTGAAAATATCATAACGGCTAATTTTAGTTGGTGAAACTTCTGTATGAAACGTTAACAGCAAACTCTTGATTTCTTCTGCTGGAATTTTATGCATGACAGCTTCTGCTACTGATCTAGAACGCGGGACATAATAATCTTGATTTTCATCAGATAAAGAGCCTTCATAAATAGACAGGAAGCTGCCCATTGAGGCCATCTTTTCTTGGATATATTCTGGGGCTAATTTGTACTTCCGCGAGTAAGCGATAGCTACATCGACTGAAGTTGGTATTCTACATGAATATAAATAGCAGCACATGACTAAAAGGTCTTGACTGAGCGGATCTTCTATTTTTAAACTTCTAAGAGCATCTAAGAAACGTTCCGTCAAAGAGTGATCTGCAATGGCACTGTCTATAACTTCAAAAAAGGTTGGTGCTGTCGCAACATCTAAATCAGGAGAGAAAGATTTTATTTTTCTTCTGCGTTTTAAACCTGCTGGTATTTTATCTCTTACTGCTTGCACATCAAGATGTGATAAACCAGTAACATCGATAAAAGTGAATTTTTTCCTAGAGAATCTGTGCGCAACGCTATCAATTATATAATCTCGATCTGAGGCTATTATTTGGATGTTCTCACTATCTTTTAAAACATTGATCGCTTCCCAAGCATCTGCTGCATTATCAATATATAAAAGGGTTTTGCTACCTTCAGCATCAATTTCTTTTCTTAATAGATTTGCTTTTTCTGGAGAGATTTCGTCAATATAAAAAGGCCAACCAAAATCGCCGCTAGTTATTGTTAAGAGCTTCAATAGGGTTGTTTTCCCCGTGAGAGCTCCACCTGTGAGAATTGCATTATTACCTTCTGCTATACAATTTATTATTTTGTGGAAATGTTCATTTTTATGAAGACCACCATAAAAAGCATCATACCAAGTGGGTTCAGCACCAAGATAAAATTCACCAAGTGTTCTGACAGGCATTTTAGATTTGTCTGGTACAGTATATTCTTTAAAAAATGAAGCTGCACGGATGACTTTTCTGTCGGGCTTATTGACAACCTTAAGTTGCTTAAAATAGTTCAGCAATTGTTTGGTTTCAGATATGATTATTTTAAAACCCAAAGCACTATAGTACTCTTTTGCTTCTTTATCATCACTCCTAAGTACAATCCAAGCAGGGGCGCGCTCTTTCCCGCCAGTAGTACTCTTAGCAAGAGATTGAAGCACTCCAGCATCTGAAACGCTATATCCCCAATAAAGCGTGGGAACATGTTTAATTCTATCTATATAACCAAACCATTTATCCTTATCTCGTTCAAAGCTTGAAGAAATCTCCACTGGAGAAAAATCAAAATCTTTGTCCTCATAGCGGACGCAGCCATGGAGAGCAATATAGTCTATGGAATTTGATGAATTTATTGATGGGCCGCGAACTGCAATGTCATTTAGATAGTATTTGCTACTATTCTCATAAATTTTATATGCAAGATCATCAATGTTTGTTGTGAAAATAGATTTAATATTTATTCTATCTAATGAATCGTACTCGTCATTATAGTTAACCGTTGTAAATCTTGTCTTTAAAAAATTAACTAATTCATCTTTTTTTGTTGATATGAGTATTTGACACAATTGGGATAAGGTCAATACAGAATTAGGATCTCGCTCGAAATGCATTAATAATTCTTTTCGAAGCCCATCACCCACAGGCATTGTTTTCGGGGCATCATCGAATATGCCATTAGCTAAAACTGAGAAACCGGACCCTGTAAAAAGATTTATCCCATTATAAAGATGGTGCTTAAATAAGGCTTCATCTTGAATCTGCATATTTAGTCCTTTTATGAAAGTTTTAAAATTTTAAAAACGTCATCTGTATTGAATAACTTACAAAAATTGGAGTCGTATCTATTGCCAAAACTCTACAATATTTTTAATGGGAAAAGCATTCTTATTAAATGGGAATTGCTTAACCTATTGATTTTAAACGTGTAAAATTTTGTCAATCGCGAATGATGTTGGTTTCGTTATGGGTCATCCAAGGCCGTATAGGATTTAGTTGCGCACAACATAAATCTGGTTTCAACATAAGGTTATTATAATTTCCATTCTCACCCCATAGTTCGCAATACCTATACCCCTCTTAGTACCCAGCGGACATGTAACCGTTGTGGTTTCTAATAAATACATGTAGCAGGTATTGCGCGACAACTTGTTTTTATCATTATATTCAATGACCTACATTGTTATGCTAATGCCGCGAAAATTGGCTTATTTCCCAACTGTGAATTTTTTCATTAACATTTCGTGCTGCTAAGGCGTTGATAAAACACACTTAGCGGTGTACTGTATAAACATACAGTTAATGCGGCGGAGGCATTTATGAAAGTTGATTTAGCCATTGATCGTACTAAAGAACTTCCTAAGGGCGCGATTCCGGCACTGGAAAAAGAACTGTTAAAACGGCTCCAGAACCAGTTCGATGATTGCAGCCTGGTGATACGACGCGCAGGCTCGGATAGGTTGAGTGTTTATGGTGGTGAGAAAGAGCTTAAAAAGACAGTTGAACAAATCCTTCAGGATACCTGGGAAAGCGCAGACGACTGGTTTTATTGAGACAGCATGCAATAACTTTCCTGTATGGAGGGGGGGATTGGTGAAACAAAAAGAAGAATTACCAGAAAAGGGCTATGCGGTCATCAGATGTCACGATGGGGTTATCGTTGCACGACTGCACACATTTCCGGAATGCGAACGAGCGTTAATGTACAGACGTGGTGACGAAGTATCGTTTATGCCGCTCCAGTCTGATGAAGTTGTAGGAACGCCTTCACTCTTCACGCTGATGCTGGAGCGGGCTGGTTATCGCGTTTCGAAGAATTCTGTTACACTCCCGTCATAGGCCTGAACAACCTATACCTGCTGCGCCACTGGAGAGAAACCATGGCGCAAAAACCAATCAAACAGACACTTAAGCAAACACTTCAACTGACCTCTTCCGGGGCCAGCGATTTCTTTTTGCCTGCGCGCTACCAGGTGGCGGCATGAAGAAAACCAGCTTCATTCACACGCAACTCACCTCGAAAGAAGTGGACGAACTCGAGGCCCGCTATCGCGCTAATGACGTGCGCACTGCGCGAAGCCTTGAAGTCGATCTGATCCACTGGACGCTCACCGCTTATCTGCCGGAGGCTAATAAAGCCCCACGGCAGGATAAGACCTTCCAGCAACCGATCTGGAGGTGAGCGTGAAGACCTACAACATCACTCCGATGGGCAAACCCAGAATGACACGCGCCGATAAGTGGAAAAATCGCCCGGAGGTTCTCCGGTACCGCGCGTTCTGCGATCACGTTCGGCTGCTGGGCGTCGAGCTGCCGGAAGCTGGCGCTCACGTTACGTTCATCCTGCCGATGCCACCGAGCTGGAGCAAGAAGAAGCGCCAGGCAATGGCGGGCAAACCCCACCAGCAGAAACCAGACAAAGACAATCTGGAAAAAGCGTTGATGGATGCCATCTATGCTGATGACTCCCATATCTGGGATTCTCGCGTGACAAAACTCTGGGGTGAAGAAGGGCAGATCATCATCGGGGAGATCGCCTGATGCGCGCCTTACTGAAACCGGTTATCGCCCGGGAGTTGGGCGTGGTGCTGTTAAAACCCGGCAGCGAGCTGATGAGCATGTTCAATAGTGGTCGTGTGCTGGTGGAGAGCCAGCCCGCCAGCATGGCAAGTTTCGCTACGGTCCGAGTACCCGACGCGCGCCAACCGCTGGCGGTTAACCCGGCCCTGCGCCCGTTCTTCCTTCACCAAAAGGTAATCACCGCTGCTGGTGGGCTGAGTGGCCTGGAATACTGGTTGCTACGCCATGGCGACAGCTGCCAGTACCCGCACAGCGATTACCACTACCACGAATTGACCACGATGCGGCACGATCCCGGCGCAATCCGCCTTTGCGGCCACTGCGACAACCAGCTGCGCGGGCAGCACACCGAGCGTCTGGCGGAACTGGCGCGCCAGAACGTCATCGACTGGGTACTGGATACCGCCCGGTTGGCGCTGGCGCTAGATCTTTCACGCGAAATTTCTCTGGCTGAACTGTGCTGGTGGGCTGTGCGTGCCGGGGTTGCTGATGCGTTACCAGAGACAGTCGCCCGCGAGGCTTTGCGCCTGCCAGCAGCGAAAGAGACTTACCGCGAGAGCGAGATCGTACCGGCGGTATCGGCCACCAGCATTATTGCCGACAAAGCCCGCGCGTTACCTACAGCATCCGCGGGCGAACCACCAGCGCCAGCAACATCACCAGCCATCAGGCCAGTCGTCGGCGTGCTGGTGGATCCCGAGTCCCCACAGACCTTCATGAAGCGTCCAAAGCGGACCCGCTGGATAAACGAAAACTATCTGGCATGGGTAAAGACGCAGCCCTGCGAGTGCTGCGGCAGGCCGTCGGATGACGCTCATCACTTAATCGGCTGGGGGCAGGGAGGGATGGGAACGAAGGCACACGACATCTTCGCGATCCCCTTATGTCGTAAACACCATACCGAACTACACAACGACCCGGTGAAATTCGAGAGAGAGCATTCTTCTCAGCCGGCAATGATAATCAGAGTGCTGGACCGGGCCTATGCGCTCGGCGTTCTGGCTTAAGGAGCAGTACAGGATGACACCACGTCAACGCCGCATTCATGTCGAAAGTCTGGGTAAAGCAGCATCTGCACCGAGAAAAAGCTACCTCGGAAAGTTCACGCCATTAAAGAGCGTTCAGTCTGGATGGATAAAGTCTTTGCTGACTGTTTGGGGGGAGTGTGTAGGCGGTAAAACCCGGGCGCAATATCGCCTGGAGAACTGCAGCCAGTTCTGGTCTGAGGTAAAGCAATCAGAGTGGTCGGACACGCAGTTATCGCGCATCACTGAAGCGCTGGGGCAGGCAAGGGAAGAGGGGTTCCGAGGCGTTCAGGCAGCATTACGAGCCCGCGCTATTCTTTGGCCGGTGACGCTGACTGAACTCATCGAGCAGAGCGAGCGCCGGGATGATGCTGACTTTATCGAGCAGGTCATGCTGAAAACTTTCAATGCTGGGGATCCGGTTTATCTGGTTGGCCTGCAGTTTTACACCACCCGCAAAAAGATATCCGACATCTCCAGAGAGTTGCAGCTGGTGGCTCCTTGGCTGACCACCGGAGAGGCGCGGAAGCGCGTGCGCTGGTGCCTTGAGATATTCCAGGCAAAGGTATTTCTGGCCGTTCGCCGCCGGATAGAAACCGGGTAAAAGTGAGAGGCATGTTAAATATTTTCAAAATGGAGTTGAAAACGGGCCAGAAAAATGAATAATCCATTCATGCTTGGCAGAGCTGCGCCACGATGGCAGCGTCGAAAAGCCTTTATCAAATAAATTCAGAAACCTCGCTTCGGCGGGGTTTTTCCGTTTATGATTCTTTCACTTTGAATTGCTGGAGAGTGATATGAGAAAGGAAACGGAGTATCAGATTGAGGTTCCAAAAGATTTACCCAATTCAATAGCCGCATTTAAAAAATTGGTTGAAGAACATTATCAATTTTTTGAAACCAGTGTTATGTCAGCTTTTCGCGGAGACATGAGGTACACCTATTTAGGGGATAGTTTTACGGTAACTGAAGTAGAACCTCCTGAAGATATGCAGGGCTCGTTCACTTTTGAAGTGCAGGTTCAGTATTACGAAGGTTGCAAAGATAAAGACGATACGGATACGATCGAAGAAACATTACCGTTCACTTATGACAAACAGTCCCGGTTGATAACGTTCACGTTGGATGAAACTCAATGGGGTCTAGATAACTAACTTCCTGACATTTATAACAAATATTTTTTAAAGGCTGCCATCAGGTGGCCTTTTCTATTTCAGGCTCCCGGGACCCCCATTACTCGTTTTGTCGTTAATTCATCCGGAGAGCCTGATCCTTTCAACATAACACCCGCGAACCGCGAGGTGAGAGAAATGTCCCGTATGAGCAAACTTGTCACCGGAGTCGCCCTCGGTACCTCAGGAGGAACCATCCTGAACGGCGTCCTCACAAAACTGAGTCCTGACGAATGGAGCGCGATCGGCGTACTGGCAGGTATTGCCGGGATAATCGTTACAGGACTCATTAACTGGTATTTCAAACGCAAGGTCGCTAATGCGCAGGTTAAGGCGCTGGAGAAATACGGACCGGCGGTGAAAGTTGGAGAAGACTGATATGCCAATGACCAGCAGCCTTCGCAATAAACTGATCGCCGCAGCTGGTGGCGGCGCAATGCTGATTGCCTCGCTGTTCCTTGGAGGGCGGGATGGTGTCGAAGGACGGAAGTACGAAGCCTATAAAGATGTCGCCGGGGTGTGGACTGTTTGCGACGGCCACACGGGCCGGGATATCGTGAGAGGGAAGACCTATACCGATCGCGAGTGTGACCAGCTGCTCTGGAAAGACCTCCAGCCAGCGAAACGCACGGTAGACAATCTCGTCAGAGTGTCGCTGGGCGAGTATCAGCGCGCTGCACTTTACAGCTTTGTCTTTAACGTTGGTTCTGACGCGTTCTCGAAGTCCACGCTGCTGCGCAAGCTGAATAAGGGCGATCACGACGGAGCTTGCGAGGAGATGAGACGCTGGGTTTACGCTGGTGGTATGAAGTGGAAAGGCCTCCAAAACCGGCGAGAGATGGAGCGCAGCATGTGCCTGGCGGAGAGTAAACATGACCTTTAGCCTTCGAACGATTCTACTGATCGCTCTTGTAGTCATACTTTTTGCTATTGGCTATGGCGAGCTGCGTTACCGGAATGGCTGGGATGCCCATGCCGATCAGATCAATACCCTGGCCGCTGACAAGAAAGCCAAAGCTGAGAAAGCTATTCAGCCAATCGAGCAGAAAGCAGCTCAGGCCAGCGACGAAGGTAAGGTTATCTACCGAACCATAACCCGCGACGTGGTGAAATATGTCCAGGATCCGAATCGTAGCAGGTGTAATTTTGATGATGAGTCTGTCCGGCTGCGGCAACAGGCTATCGACGCTGCCAACTCCATCAGCGGATTTGATGCAGGAGCCGTGCAGGGCCAGTGACGCTGGCGCCAATAGCGATGAAGACCTGCAAGCTGATATCGAAACTGCTGAATGCCTACGCCAGCTGCGTCTCAATACGTATCGCTGGCAGGCCTGGTATAACGCGGTTAAGTGAGCAGCCCCAGGCGCTTTCGAGTAGAACTCCTGATGATGTTCTCCACTCTGCACAACACGGTTAGCCACGCTGTGAAGCGTCGCGAAGCTGGTCCTTCACCCAACAGGTTAATCAATGAGCGAAGCTAAACCCCAAGATGGCAGCACTGTTAAGGGCTACCGCACACTAACCCCTGGCGATATTGAACGCATGAACCGCCTTAAGGGGGTCAGTCGTCATTTTTGCAGTCTGCTCGATACCGAACGCGGAGAGTTGCTGTCCGTCCGTAATGGCCCGGCGATGCTTAGCACTGAGCAGGCAGGCGAGATTGATGACGCCCTGCGCTGCCTGTCGATCGCACGCACCAAAATGCAGGAAGCCTGTATGTGGGCCTGTCGTGCGGTTGCACGCCCTGATGCTGATTGCTAAGCCATTACATCAGGTATTCACTCATTACATACTGCAATGATACAGTGAACTTTTGGAAAGGGGTTCGCTATGAACAAAAAAATTGATGAAATGAAATTAACGTTCATTTATTTACATGAGCTTTGGTGGCTAACGGAGGCTATAAAGTTACGGTGCGATGAGCTTTTCAGGAACACACAAGTTCCAGATAAAGGTTTCTATATTAAGAATGATTATCATATCCATTATTTGATAAATGATATTCTCTCTAATGCTGCAAATATAAGTAAACTTATAACTACCCCAGAAATTAAGCCTAAAAATAAATCAGCTGATAGCTTCAGGATTCACATTGAACGTAGTAAATTCCTCCAAGGTAAAATCGATGGTGTGGATTTTTCTGAAATAAAAAGTGTAAAGGTTAGAAATACGCTCCAGCACTTTGACGAATATCTCGATCAGGCAAACATTGAAGCCAGTGATTCTAGATTAAATGCCTACGGCATGGCGTTTTATAATCTTGTAATGTCTCACTGGGAAGCTATTAATCCCAGGCCTTATCCATTGAGATTGTATATATGCGCAGAGAAAAAATATTATAACATCAAGTATTCGGTTGATATCGGAAAGATTAATTCAGAAGCTTCGAGTATAAACAATATTATCCGGGAAGAATTTGTTAGGAATAATATTCCAGAACCTGGGGGGATTGCCATTCCACTAAATCCAAAAAATATGCAGGTGTGAATTAATTAGCGCTGCTAAAACTGGGAGTTGTACACGCTTCCCACGAGCGCCGCGGAGAGAGACATTTAGTAATGAGCCACTGTCTGTTATTGGTGGCTTTTTTATTGGAGTGAATATGGCATCCAGTTCACCATGGCACCGCCTCTATAACACCAAGCGTTGGTACCGGCTCCGTTATAACCAGCTTCATAAGCAGCCACTCTGCGAGTTTCATCTCAGGCGAAATCAGGTGATAGCCGCAACTGTTGTTGATCACATCAAACCACATAAGGGTGATGAGACCCTCTTCCACGACACGGAAAATTTGCAAAGTTTATGCAAGCGCTGCCACGACTCAGTGAAGCAACGCATGGAGAAGGGAGGAACTGTCACTGAGTTCGACAATGAAAGCCGTGTTATCTGGTAACAAGAGCAACGCATGAAAGATTTAAAGATTGAATACCGCGACGGCAAGCTGAAAGAGCTGAGCATCGACGGTGTTAGCTTCGACACTCTCACTGGAATCTCCTTCAGCCACACGGTGGGCGAGACACTGCCGACGGTCAGCCTGACCTTTCCGATCGGTATCGGCGAACGACTGGTGCCCGCCAGCCTGTCCCGCGAAAACCTGCAGATCATTGAGAAATGAGATTCATTCTCACTTCGGTGATGTGATGGCAGGGGGGGGAGGAGTAAAACTCTGGCGGCAACATCCTGAAGACCGCGCTCCCAGTTTCATTTTTAAAAACGTCCAGAAAAAAAGGAAAAACGCGATGGCACAGCGAGGCAGAAAGTCTCTGGCTGCGACGTCTGCTGTCTCGCTGCCAGCACTGGCTGAAAGCAGGCTACAACCGTCCATCCATCTGAGCGATCCGGAGATAAACGTCTGGGTCCGGCTGGTCAATGACAACCCGGCCAGCTCATTTACCGAAACGCACCGCGATATGCTGGAAATGTACTGCCGACATGTGGTGCAGGCGCGGCTCTTAACCACCCAGATTGAAGAGTTCGAGCTGGAGTGGCTGGCCCGGGATGATGGACTGAAGCGCTACGACAAATTGCTCACCATGCGCGAACGCGAAGTGCGCTCTGCGTCCTCACTGGCGACGCGGCTGCGAATCACCCGGCAGGCGACTGCCGATCCCAAAACGGTAGGCCGTGCCAACAACAATCTGCCACGGGAGAGAAAACCCTGGGAAATTGAATAAGGCTCTTCGATGGCTAAAAAAACTCTGACAAGAGCCGAGAGGAATATCCTCTGGTGCGAAAGAAATATCGTTATTCCTGAAGGTAAGTTTGTTGGCCAGCCCCTGAAAATGGCTGAGTTCATGAAGGACGATTTCAGGGCCATTTTCGACAACAGGCATGGCACACGTCGCGCAATCATCAGCCGCGGGCGCAAAAACGCCAAAACTGTTGAAACCGCTATGCTGATGCTGCTCTACCTGGTGGGGCCGGAGGCGGCGCCGAACTCGCAGCTGTATTCTGCCGCACGCTCGCGTGACCAGGCGGCCATTCTGTTTAACCTGGCCTCAAAAATGTGCCGGATGAATCCGGTGCTCATGCAGTACGTGGCGATCAAGGATTCAGCAAAAGAAATTCACTGCCCTGAACTGGGTTCTTATTACCGCGCACTGAGCGCCGAGGCCACCACGGCCTACGGTTTCTCGCCGCGATTTGTCGCCCACGATGAGCTGGGGCAGGTTCGCGGGCCGCGCGACCCGCTTTATGAAGCGCTGGAAACGGCGACCGCTGCTCAGGATAACCCTATCTCGGTAATCATCAGCACCCAGGCACCCGATGCGAGCGACCTGCTCAGCCTGCTGATTGATGATGGCCTGACCGGGGCCGATCCGCGAACGGTGGTCAGGCTCCAGACCGCGCCGGAAGATATCGATCCTTTCTCTGTTGAAGCCATCAGGCTGGCAAACCCGGCCTTCGATGTGTTCATGAACCAGAAAGAAGTGCTGGATATGGCCGCCAGCGCAAAACGCCTGCCGTCGCGCCAGGCTGAGTTTGAGAACCTTGTACTAAACCGCAGGGTTGAGGCGAAAAGCCCGTTCGTGAGCCAGACCGTCTGGCACATGAATAAAGAGGAACCCGGCGAACTGGCGGGCGCTACCGTCTGGGGTGGGCTGGACCTTTCCAGTGTCTCGGACCTGACAGCGCTGGTGCTCAACACAACCCAGGGCGATGTGCACTGTAAGTTCTGGCTACCTGAGGAAGGTCTGGCGGATAAGGCACGTAATGATCGTGTGCCTTATGACATCTGGGCGAGGCAAGGCTGGCTGAACACGACACCCGGGAAAGCTATTGAGTATGCCTTTATTGCCCGGGAGCTGCGGCGCGTTTTTGATATCTGTAACGTCAGGATACTGGCGTTCGACCGCTACAACATGCGATTCCTTCGTCCGCATCTTATTGACGCCGGTTTCACTGAGGCGGAGCTTGAGCGGTTCGTGGAATTCGGCCAGGGTTTTGTCTCCATGTCGCCTGCACTCAGGGAACTGGAAGCCAGACTGCTCGGCGCGCAGCTTAAGCATGGCAACCACCCAATCCTCGAAATGTGCGCCAAAAACGCCACGGTAATCACCGACCCCGCCGGTAACCGCAAGTTTGTTAAAAGCAAGTCGAGCGGCCGTATCGACGGCATGGTGGCGCTGGCCATGTCTATCGGCGCGCAGACCAGTGATGAGGTGGAAGACCCTGGCGACGTTAACGATTTCATTTACAACTTTTTGAGCGTTTAAAAATGGCAGATACCGATTACAGCATTGACCTGCGAACGCGATCGCCATTCTGGGCGCGCATGGCCTCTATTCTGACCGGTGGCCGCCTGGTCTCACCGGATAATGGCTCGCAGATGGCTGGCACATCCGCTCATGGCACTGTCGGGGAATCGGTGGTGAGCGATGAACGCAACATGTCGATTAGCACCGTATGGGCCTGTATCCGGCTCATCTCCACCGTAACAGCCTCGTTACCGCTGGATGTTTTTGAAACCATCGATGATCAGCGAAAGAAAGTCGACAACCAGAACCCGCTGGCGAAGCTTCTTCGCTTCAGGCCCAACAACTTCATGACCGCGCTGGAGTTTCGCGAAGCGATGACAATGCAACTCTGCGCCTACGGCAATGCCTACGCGCATGTGGAGCGTAACAGCGTCGGCGATGTCATCAGCCTGCTTCCGCTGATGAGCGCGAATATGGATGTCCGGCTCGATGGAAAAAATGTCATCTACTGGTACCGGCGCGACAGCGAGTATGTGGACTTTAAACCAAAGGAGATCTTCCACCTGAAAGGCTTCGGCTTTAACGGGCTGGTCGGGTTATCGCCGCTGGCGTTCAGCGCCAAATCTGCAGGCGTGGCGATTGCCATGGAAGATAACCAGCGGGAGTTTTTCGCCAACGGCGCGAAGTCACCGCAAATCCTGATGACTGACGGTAAGGTGCTGACTAAAGAACAGCGCGGGCAGCTGGAGGAAAACTTTAAGGAGATTGCCGGTGGCCCGGTGAGAAAACGCCTCTGGATCCTTGAGAGCGGGTTCACCTCGCAGCCTATCGGTATCTCTCCGCAGGACGCACAGATGCTTGAGGCCAGAAAGTTTCAGGTGGCAGAGCTTGCGCGCTTTTATGGTGTTCCGCCGCACCTGGTTGGTGATGTTGAAAAAACAACTTCATGGGGCAGCGGCATTGAGCAGCAGAACCTCGGCTTTCTTCAGTACACCCTGAAGCCCTATCTCGATCGCTGGGAGTACAGCATAGAGCGCTGGCTGGTAAAAGAATCCGATCAGGGAAGGCTGCACGCCGAGCATAACCTTGATGGCCTTCTCCGTGGTGACTCAGCGAGCCGCGCCACCTTCATGCAAACCATGGTTAATACAGGGATCCGAACCGTTAACGAAGTGCGGCGACTGGATAATCTTCCGCCTTTGCCTGGCGGTGATGTGGCGACGCGCCAGTCGCAGAACGTACCCATTACCGACCTCGGAACAAACAAAGAGCCCCGCAATGACGGGGCTTAATTTTTATGGGGGCCACGATGCCTGAAATTCACAAGACGCTGGCGTTCGACCAGACCGAAATCAAGTTCACCGGCGACGGCAGCAAGGGAACGTTTGAAGGGTATGCCTCGGTTTTCAATAACACCGACGCCGACGGCGACATTATTTTGCCCGGCGCTTTCGCTGGTGTGGTTGCTAACCAGAGCCGAAAGGTGGCGATGTTCTTCAACCACCAGACGCGAGCTATCCCGGTTGGCAAATGGGATGCCATGCACGAAGACGGGAAGGGTCTTTTTGTCCGCGGCCAGCTCACTCCGGGGTTAAGTCTGGCAGAGGATCTGAAAGCCGCCATGCAGCATGGCACGGTTGAAGGCATGTCTGTGGGTTTTTCAGTCGGCCCTGACGATTACACCGTCGGCACGTCCGGCCTCATTTTTAAAAACATTTCTTACCTGCGGGAAATCAGCGTCTGCACCTTCCCGGCCAACGAGCTGGCGGGCGTAACTGCCATGAAGAGTATCGACGGTATTAAAACCATTCGTGACGCGGAGGCCTGGCTGAGGGATTCAGTCGGCCTTACGCGCGCTGAAGCGCAGGCGTTTATCGCCCGCGTGAAGTCCGCAGGCCGAAGCGAGTTCGGCGGCGGCGACATTGACGCGCTGGCACAGCGCATATCTTCCTTTGCCGCTAACCTGCGGAACCCTTAACGGAGCAAAACATGTCTGAATTAGCATCCCTGGAAAAAGCGATCGAGAACGCCCAGAAAGAAGTGAAGGAGCTTATCGAGGAACAGCGTAAATCCATCAACCAGAACGGTGAAATCAACAAGCAGCTGCAGACCGACCTGGCTAAAGCCCAGGATGAACTGAAAACCACCGGTACCCGTCTGTTCGATCTTGAGCAGAAACTGGCTGGCAACTCTCCTGAACAGACCGCCCAGAAGTCCTTTGCAGAGCGCGTGTCCGAAGACCTGATGAAAGGATGGGATGGCTCACGCATGAAAGCGAAAGTGACCAGCTTCGACAAAGCGATCGGCTCTGGCGCTAACTCCGCTGGCGCGCTGGTTCTGCCACAGCAGCAGCCAGGTATCCTGATGCCGGGCCTGCGTCGCCTGACCGTCCGTGACCTGCTGGCACAGGGGCGCATCACCAGTAACGCGCTGGAATACGTGCGTGAAAATGTGTTCACCAACGCTGCGGCACCAGTGGCGGAGGGCACCCTCAAACCGGAAAGTAACATCACCTTCACCAAAGAAACGGCGAACGTGAAAACCATCGCCCACTGGATCCAGGCGTCGCGCCAGATCATGGACGATGCCCCGGCGCTACAGTCCTACATCAACTCCCGCATGATGTATGGCCTGGCGCTGGTGGAAGAAAACCAGATGCTGAACGGGGATGGCACCGGCGACAACCTCCAGGGGCTGAACGTGGTGGCGACCGACTACGAAACCGCCCTCAACGCGACCGGGGATACCGGTGCCGATGTTCTGGCACACGCTATCTACCAGGTGTCGCTGAGTGAGTTTGAAGCCGATGGCATCATTCTGAACCCGGCGGACTGGCACCGTATCGCGCTGCTGAAAGACGCCAACGGCAATTACATCATGGGCGGCCCGCAGGCGTTTGCCTCTAAAGTGCTCTGGGGTCTGCCGGTGGTGTCAACCACGGCGCAGACGGCAGGCAAATTCACCGTCGGCGCGTTTGGCCTGGCGTCGCAGGTGTGGGACCGCATGGATGCCACTATCGAGATCAGTAACCAGGATCGCGACAACTTCGTTAAAAACATGCTGACCATCCTGTGCGAAGAGCGCCTGGCGCTGGCGCACTACCGTCCCGCAGCTATCGTCACTGGCGATGTTGCGGTTTCTTCCGGCGAATAGCAGAAGGGCGCGGTCAGCAATGGCCGCGTTTAACCTATGAAAATTAAAGCTCTCCGTATGTTCTCGCATTATCACCTGGGTACGGTATCCCAGGGCGAAACCCGCGTGGTGAAGAAAGAAATCGGCGAAGCGCTGATCCAACTGCACCTGGCCGAAGAGGTTGAGCCCGAAAAGGAAAAAACCTCTGATACTGAACAACCTGTAAAAGCCAAAACCGGAGGTAAAGGTGGAAATAAGCGCGGATCAGATGGCGCTGATAAAGACGCATCTGAGGGTTGATAGCGACGCCGAAGATTCTCTTATCTCGGCCTACACATTGGCTGCCGTAGATTATGTTGAGAAGTTCTGCGACGGCGCGCTGGTGGAGTCGTTGACGCCGCCAGTGGAAGGGGAAATGCCGCCACGTGAGATCCTTTTCACTTCCGGCATATGGGCGGCAATGCTGCTTCTTATCGGTCACTGGTACGCAAACCGGGAAGCAGTCAATGTCGGCAATATTACTTCTGAGCTACCGCTTGGAGTTGAAGCCCTGCTGATGCAGCACCGGAGGTGGTACTGATGGCCTGTTCCGGATGTGCCGCCCGCCGTGAGTGGCTAAAAAAGTGGATGAAAATCGCCTATGAACGAGCAACAGGTAAACCAGCTGCTGACCGCAATGGCAGCCCAGACAGCAGCGATGAACCGACTGGCGGAGTCAAACGAAGCTCTGACTGCGGTGATCTACCAGTCAATGGTAGTTGAAGAGAGTGAGGCTGAACTTCCACAGCATACTTACCTCAGCGGCAAGCCCAGGGGGTGATCATGCAGGCGGGGAAGCTCAACAAACGAATCACGCTTCAGAAGCCTGTGAAAACGCAGAGTCCGTCCACCGGCGCGGTCGTTAATGGCTGGGCTGATGTGGCTGAACTGTGGGCGAACGTCACCGACCTGTCCGCGCGAGACTTTGTGGCCGCGCAGGCGGGGCAGAATGAGGTCACGACGCGGATCACCATCCGCTGGCGTGAAGATGTCACCGATAAACATCGTATTCTTTACCGCGGTCGCGCCTACGACATTCAGGGCGTACTGGAAGACGACAAAAGCGGTCTGGAATATCTCACCCTGCCTTGCTCACGGGGGGTAAGCGATGGCTAACGGCATTGATTTCAGTATCGTTGGCGTCGAGGCTCTGGTGGAAAAGTTATCTTCGGTCAGTGACGATCTGCGTCGGCGTGGCGGTCGGGCGGCATTGCGGCGCGCCGGCAACGTTATTGTCGAAAAGGCAAAAGCTAACGCCAGTCGTATTGATGATCCTCACACCGGGCGAAGCATTGCCGCAAACGTGGCCATGCGCTGGAATGGTCGCCTCTTCAAAACTACCGGCAACCTCGGTTTCCGGATCGGCGTTTTGCATGGTGCGGTCCTGAAGAAGCACCCCGACCTCAATGAAAATGCGCCGACGCCGCACTGGCGACTGATTGAGTTCGGTACCGAGAACGTGCGGGCGCAGCCATTTATGCGCCCCGCGGCGGAAAACAGTGCCAGCGAGGTGATAAACGTATTCGCCAGTGAATACGAAAAATCGCTAGATCGGGCCATCAAGCGAGCGCAGAAAAAAGGAGTGCCACCATGATCGCGCCCATCTTTTCCGTCTGTGCTTCCAGCCTGGCGGTAACCGCGCTAATCGGTGCTGATCCAGTGCGTCTTTACCCCTTCGGCCTGCAGGATGATGCTGTCGTATACCCGTATGCGGTCTGGCAAAACGTCACTGGCTCGCCGGAAAACTATCTGGCTCAGCGGCCGGATGCAGATTCCTTTACGCTGCAGGTAGATGCGTACGCCGACACGGCGGACCAGGTTATCGCCGTCGCCGCCGCGCTGCGTGACGCCATCGAGCCGTACGCTTACATCACACGCTGGGGCGGGCAGGAGAGAGACCCGGAAACAAAGCGCTATCGCTATTCCTTCGACGTTGACTGGATAGTTAAACGTTAACCCATCAACATACCGGCCATGAGCCGGTTTTTTATACCCGGAGATGACTATGTCAGTAGTGACTCAAGGCACGCAGCTCTTTGTTCTCGCGAGCGGAGCTGTAAGCGAAGTGGAGTGCATCACTGCCTTTTCGCCCGGCGGAAATCCCGCCGACCAGATTGAAGATACCTGCCTGAGCGAGCGCAGCACGCGTACCTATAAAAAGGGTTTGCGTACTCCGGCTGCGGCAACATTAACCCTCAATGCCGATCCCGCTAATGCCAGTCACCTCATGCTGCACAGCCTGGCTGAGTCTGATAATCAACAGGATCTGACCTGGGCGGTTGGCTGGGCTGATGGCGAGTCAGAGCCAACCGTTGCAACTGGCGCTGACCCTGATGCCGTTGATGGCCTTTCACTTCCTGATGACCGCACCTGGTTTGTGTTCAAAGGCAAGGTAACGGATTTCCCATTCGACTTTGCAGCGAACACTGTTGTCGCCACTTCCGCCACGGTTCAGCGATCCGGCCCTGCTGTCTGGGTGCCAAAGGTTCAGGCTGGCAGTTAACTGTTTTGCGGGGCGTCGCCCCGCAAAGTCCAAGCATTAAAGGAGCGTAAAACATGCAGCTTACTCTCGATAACCTCAAAAAGGCGGGAGCGTTCACTGGCCGCCCAATCGAGAAAGAAATTACCTGGAAGCAGGGTGACGAGGAACTGACGGCCAGCGTATTTATCCGCCCGGCGGGCTATCATGCTGCGACACAGGGCATCCAGGCGAGCGCCGGTAAAATTGACGGCGTGGCTGGTTATATCGCGGCGGCAGTATGCGACGAAGCCGGAAATCCGGTGTTTACTGCGAAGGACATTACCGGTGAAGCTGACCCGGAGCGCGGCGCGCTTGACGGAGCGTTAACGGTGGCGCTGCTGGTTGCCATTCAGGAGGTGAATGAGCTGGGAAAGATGACCTCACCGCTGAAGATGAAGTCTGGTGCGAACTCGTCCTCAATGGCATCGGCGGAAGAACAATCGCTGAAGCTCAGGAACGACTCAGCTTCAGAGAGTTCCAGCTCTGGCTCAGATACCGAAGCAGGTACGGAGGCCTGAACCCGATGATGCGGACAGAGTGGGGCGCCGCGATGATCGCGTCGGTGGTGGCTAACGTCAACAAGGGTAAGGATACACCTTCTTTCCGCGTCAGTGATTTCGCGCCTCACATTGTTGAGAGTCCAGTATCTCTCGAGGATGCCATGAAGACCTGGGCGTGATTTCACTCCGTAACCAAAACATAAACCAAGCCCGCTTAACTGCGGGTTTTCCCGTTCCCGGTCGACTGAGATCAAGAAATCAGAGTTTGCCGTTGCGGTGAAGAGCTTTTTGGTTAAGATGTTTCCGATTGCAATCAAAGGGAACAATTAATGAAAAAGGTTTTAGCTTTGGCGCTTGGAGCGCTTTTACTGTCTGGCTGTACTGCTCCAGTTTACAATTACATTCCTCAGGAAAAGAGCTTTAGCGTTCCGCCATTGAATACTTCAACAACAACTTATGTTGGCGAGGAAATGGTTAAACAGGGCGTAGACTCAAGTAGTGATGCCATTCATTTCGAGCAGTCGACGCAAATTGGTGAAAGCTTTTATTATGTTATCCCAGCAGGTGACTACGCTAAAGTTGGTCAAAAGGGAGACTCAGAATTTTACAGTGGGATTAATAGCCGGACTGGCGTAATCATACCTAACAGGCCAATGATTAACGATCCTGTTAAAAACATTCAATTAAAAAACTCTGGCGAAATTTGCATCATCACCGTATTTAACGGAACAAAGTGCGATACAGGTAAATCATTCAGCAAGGTCAAGCTAAATTCATCGGTTAAAAGCTCTTTCCAGCAGACGCTGATCTATAATGGCAAGGTTGGAAATAAAATAAATATTGGCTACAGGGAATACTCTGATGGGTTGGCCCGTCCAGCTTTTTCAAATGAGGTTGAATATGATCTCTCTGAGTCCAAAACGATTCGCTACAAGGGAGCGATATTGGAGATCCTTGAAGCAAATAACCAATCAATAACATTTAAGTTGAACCGAAATTTCAACACGCAATGATATTATGGTTACCCACCAAAACCCAGCTCAGGCTGGGTTTTTTTATATCTGGAGTTTAGATGGCTGGCAAATCCCTCGGTACACTGACAATTGATCTGATAGCCAAAGTTGGCGGGTTCGTTGGCGGACTTGGCCAAGCTGAAAGGGCGTCACAAAAATGGCGAAAGCAAGTCCAGGAAGATGCGAAGGCCGTGGCAACAGCTTTTACTGGATTTGCTACAGCGGCAAGCGCTGCTGCTGTTGGGGTGGGCGTTGCTGGTTTTAATCTGTTAAAAACAACATCAAAGCAAATTACTGAAACAGATCGCTGGGCTAAGTCGCTCAATATGTCTACCCAATCTTTGTTGGCGTGGCAGTACGCCGCTGAGAAAGCTGGAGTTTCTGGCGATCAGATGGCTGATATTTTCAAAGATATTGGCGACAAAATTGGTGATGCAGTTCTTAATAAATCAGGCGAAGCAGTAGACGCTTTAAATTCTCTAGGCTTATCAGCCAAAAAGCTAGCAGGAGAAACCCCTGATAAGCAACTATTGGCTATCAGTGATGCGCTTGGGAAAATTAATACCAACGCAGAAAAGACGACAATCCTTGAAAGCCTCGGCAACGACCTGTCAAAATTATTGCCTCTGCTCGATCAGGGAGGTGAGAAACTCCGTCAGTACATGGATGCTGCCAAGAAATTCGGCGTAGCGCCTGATGACGCTGATATTGAAAAATTAGTAAAAGTTAATTCCCTGTTTGAAGACATGGAAACTCAGATCAATGGAGTAAAAATTGAACTTGCTACAGGCCTGGCTAGCGTTGATTTATCGGGGCTGCAGAAATCCATCACCGACATGGGTAATGTGTTTAAAGACCCGGCAGTGATTCAGGGGATAACCGACCTGGTAGGTGGCGTTGTTGATCTTGCAACATGGCTTGTAAAGGTCGGCGCTGAAGCTGGTAAGCTGATTGACCTTTATAAAGGCGGACAGTCCGTAGGCGCAAACGCATCACTTGATGAAATTGAGCGTCGGATAAGAAACCTTCAGACTGACCTGAATGACCAGGGTTTTCTGGCTGACGTAAACCGAATTGGCATGGATACCGCTAGTAAAAGATCTGAGCTTGAACAGCTTCAACGCCGCGCGGCACTAATTAAATCGCTAAATAATCTCCCTCTCAACCCTGCAACTGTATCAGGTAAAGGAGTCATTAAAACTGATTACAAACTTGGCACAGGGGAAACTAACGGAAAGACGTCTCCTGACGCTGGAGCCAAAAAGCTTGAAAGTTCGTTTAAAGCAACCGAACAGGCCTATCAGCGACAAATTGACCTAATAGATACGACCGGTAAGAAAGTAACCGAGGTAACTGAACTTCAACGCCTTCAGTTTGATATCGCTGACGGAAAACTAACAGGCCTTAATCAGACTCAAAAAACGCGACTCACCCAGCTCGCTACTGAAATTGATAGGCTCAACGATATTAAGAAGCTGAACGAAGAAAATATTAAGTTGGCAGAGTTTGTTAATAGCTTGCAAGCAGTAAACCAGAACGATAAAGCGTCAATGGATATCGACATTGCTGGCAGATGGTTGGGGGATGACGCGCGCGAACGTATGCGGGAACGCCTGCGGATCGAGGCTGACTTCCTTTCCCAGCAGGCAGATCTTCAGAAGCGATACCAGTCTGGTGATATTAAAACAAAAAGCCTTTATGACCGAGAAACCGAAGCTCTTAACGATGCGCTAGCTGAGCGTCTTCGTATTCAGGAAGAATATTACCAACAAGTTGATCAGCTCATAAATGACGGAACTGCCGGGTTTGTTTCAGGCTTGGCGACGCAGATTGAAGCTTCAATGGATTTGTATAGCAATATGCAGGAGGTAGGCGCTCTGGCGTTCAGCAGCCTTACCGACATGATTGTTGAGTGGGCTGAGACCGGTAAGATGAACGTGAAGGACTTCGCATCCACGTTCATTCAGTCTATGGGCGCAGCTCTTCTCCAGTATGCGGCCGCCCAGGTTGCCATGGCCGCTCTTCAGGCATTTACCGCCATGATCGGCATTCCGTATGTGGGTCCTGCGTTGGCAGGTCCAGCCGCTACAGCAGCAGCAGCAAGCGCCGGGGTATTGATGCTTGGCGTCAGTACGGCTCTTAATGGTCAGGCTCATGACGGTATCGATTCGGTTCCAGAAACGGGGACATGGCTTTTACAAAAAGGTGAGCGTGTAACCACGGCTAAAACCAGCGCAAAGCTGGATGCCACGCTTGACCGTGTTGGCAGGCAGTCCACTGGCGGCCAGGCACCAAATATCAATATACCCCTGGAAGTTCACGGCGATCCCGACCAGCGCATCCTTACGCTCATTGAAGGCGCGGTGATGCGCGGCGCGAAATTAGGGTATCAGATGACCACCAACGATCTGGCCGCCGGAACGGGAAAGGCATCCAAGGCGCTTAACGGCGGGTGGGCAGTAGGAAGGAAAAAACGCTGATGGCTATTTCAACCAGCATTAACTATCCGCATGACGCATTACCTGTACCTCTACAGGAAGGCTATGGGCTGCGCCCTGTCAGTCCAATAGCCAGGACACAAATGACAAGCGGGAGAGCGCGACAGCGCCGCCGTTACACCTCAACGCCAACTGTCGCCACTGTTTCCTGGCTACTGACTGATTCTGAAGCTCAGGCGTTTGAGGCCTGGTACCGCGATGCGATCACCGATGGCGCAGCTTGGTTCAACATGAACCTGCGTACACCGGGTGGGGAGTCTGCAAAAGTTTGCCGCTTTACGGATATCTATCAGGGCCCAGACTTGGAGGGGGGAAACTTCTGGCGATATTCAGCTGAGCTTGAGCTTTATGAGCGTCCATTACTCCCACCTGGCTGGGGTAATTTCCCCGGACTGGTTGCGGGCTCCGACATTATCGATGTGGCATTGAACAGAGAGTGGCCCGAAGCATGACAATATTGGACAGACTTTATGCCAGCGGCGGTGAAGAGGTGATCATCGACACACTGCAGATCACTGTTGGCGGCCAGAATTACTGGCTGACACGCGGCTGGGATGACATTACCGTGACGCTGGAGAATGGCTCTCAGGCAACGTTCCTTGCCTCAGCCATTGATGTTGCGTTACCGGCGCGTAATGCAGACGGCACTCAGGACCTGAAATTTGCCCTAAGCAATATCGAAGGGGTTGTCTCGACAGCCATCCGCAACGCGCTGGACAACCTCAGCGATGCCAGCATAACTTTCCGCCGGTATGTCTCGACCGACCTTTCAGCACCCGCAACGCCGCCATTTACACTGGCAATTAAAGAGGGGTACTGGACGGCGACGGAGGTACAGATCACCGCCGGATACATGAACATTCTCGATACCGCCTGGCCGCGCTATCGTTACACCCTGCCAAACTTCCCGGGCCTCCGTTACCTTCAGTAGGAAATAACCATGTTCAATCCTGATAAATACCGTTCTGTCGAGTGGCAGAAGGGCGGGCGCATTTACCCTGCGCTGGACTGCTTTGGCATCGTCAATGAAATCAGGCGCGACCTTGGCCTGGTGCCCTGGCCAGATTTTGCCGCAGTCACGAAAGATGATAACGGCCTCGATCGGGAGGCGCGCGGGTTGATGGCTGATCTGCAACGTTGTGAACCTGCGCCGGGCGCGGGCATTGCCTGTTACTCCGGTTCAGTGGTGACGCACGTTGCCATCGTGGTTGAGATTGACGGCCAGCTGTGCGCCGCTGAGTGCAATCCCCGTACTAACGTGACCTTCCTGCCGCTGGCGCGGTTTGCGCGCCGTTTTGTCCGCGTGGAGTATTATCAGTGACGATACGAATCTACCCCTCCCGGTTGCAGGGTGAACCGCTGGAAACGCACCAACACGAGACCATGACCCTCAGCGCCTGGTTTGCGCAGAATGTGCAGGGACGGACGCCGGATCAGCAGCACCCTGTAGCGGTCGAAATCGACGGCATACCCGTTCCTCCAGCAGAGTGGCCGCTGTGCGTCATCAAACGTGAAACCGACGTCAGGATGTTCCCGGTGCCATACGGTACCGGCGCTGAAATTGCTATCTGGGTTGCGGTCAGCGTAGCCGTAGCTTCAGCGGCGTACAGCATCTACATGATGAGTACAATGTCTCAGCCAGGCGGCAGTGGTGCCCAGGCTGCTAGCGGCGATCAGATTGACCTAAACCCGGCCAAAGCAAACGCGGCGAAACTGGGTGACCCCATCCGGGAAATCTTTGGAAAATACCGGGTCTGGCCTGATTACGTGGTGCAGCCGGTAAGCCGTTTCGTCAACGAGACCAGCATGGAAACCAGCATGTTTCTGTGCGTGGGCGTCGGCGACATGGTGATTAACCAGTCCGACATCAAGATAGGCAATACACCTATCTCCGCGTTCGGTACCGACGTGCGCTACACCCTCTATCCGCCTGGCGCCACGGTATCCGGTGATGCCCGCACCGAAAACTGGTTCAACTCACCAGAAGTGGGGAATACCGGTTCCGGTACCGCCGGGTTGGATCTGGGTTCGAGCGGACCTGAGACGGTGAGCATCATCGCGGATGCGCTGGTCGTTTCCGGCAACACAATCACCCTGGTTGACGTGTCGACACGCGGCGGGGATGAGGAAATTCCTCCTTCATGGACAGTCGGAACGGTGATCACCGTGCTGGCACCAAACTCCTATACCGTCGTTTCGTCCGGCGGCTACAGCGTGATTTATGGCGGGATAGAGGAACTGGCCCCGGCTGTCGGCCTGCCGGTGACACTGAACTATAACGGCAACGACTACGACCTGGTGATCGCTAGCTATGCGCCTGGCGTTCCGGCAGTTCCGGGAGTTGGCGGCAGTTCCGCGACCTTAACCGCCAGCGCCGCGCCGACCACCTACGACTTCAGTGCCACGCCGGTGACGTTCAGCATCAGCTGGCAGGGAACGACCTATCCGGTATCGCTGGTAACCAACTACGTCACCATGTCGGGTCTGGTCTCGTCGATCACCTCACAGCTCTCTGGCTCCGGCCTGGTCGCGCGCGATAACAGTGGCCGACTCGAAATTGGTGAGTCCAGCAGCCCCTTTGCTGGCGGGTCCATTACCAACAGCCCGTTACCAGCTGCTGTGTTCGGCGATGCGCCAGTCAATAAGGCGGGCTTGAAATCAACGGGCGGCACGGCGGAAGTCAGGGCGCACATTACACTGGCGTATAACAGCGCCGCCGGAACGCCGTTTACCGGACTGCCGGAGGGTATTCAGCGCTTCTCGCTGGGACTGTACGGAAATCAGTTCCGCATTACAGCTGTGGACAGCCAGACGGTCACGGTTGCGCGGTTAACGGTCACCACAGGACCTAGCGGCGAGACCATCACGACGCCGGATCCATCGTGGCCAGGCTTCACCGAGCGCACGCTTCTTGATGCCACCGTGACGGGTGTCAGCGACGACTATGAGTGGATAGGACCTTTCCTGGCCTGCCCGGATGGCGAAACGCTGGACGCCTTCGAGGTGAACATCAACTTCCAGAGCGGTCTGGTGCGTTATACCGACCAGGGGAACAAGCGTTCCATGCCTGTACGTCTGGTGATCCAGTATCGCAAGGTGGGCACCACCACCTGGCAGCAGCAGTCACCGTTCTATTCCCGCAGCACCGAAAACCAGATCGGGTTTACGCACCGGTACAATGTGTCGCCCGGTCAGTATGAGATCCGCATGCGTCGCACCGAACCGGTCAAAGGTGGCAGCACCCGCGATCAGGTGTTCTGGCAGGCGCTGCGCTCACGGCTGAGCAAGCGTCCCACGAAATACGACGGCGTCACCACCATGGCCCTGACCGTACGCACGGGGAACCGCCTGGCCGCCATGTCTGATCGCCGGATAAGCGTCACGCCGACCCGGATTTACAGTGGCGGGAGGACGGCGCGGAGTATTAGCGGTGCGCTTTACCACGTCCTGGAGTCGCTGGGTTTCACTGCCAGCAAGATTGACACGGCGGCGATTAACGCGCTGGAGCAGACCTACTGGACGCCCCGCGGTGAGAGATTCGACTGGGCCAGCGGTGAGAACAAGTCGGCGCTCGAAGTACTGCAGAAAATTACTAACGCCGGGATGGGGTACTTCCTGTTATCGGATGGCCTGGCCTCTGCCGGCAGGGAAGGGATTAAACCCTGGGTAGGCATGATCACCCCGCAGGAAACCACCGAGGAACTGCAGACCGCGTTTAAAGCCCCGTCACAGGACGATTACGACGGCGTGGACGTGACCTATATCAACGGCACAACCTGGGCAGAGGAAACCGTGCAATGTCGCCAGCCTGGTAATCCTACTCCTATGAAAGTGGAGAGTTACACGCTGGACGGCGTTCTGGATGAGAACCGCGCCTACCGTATAGGCATGCGTCGGTTACTGGGCTACCAACTGCAGCGTCTGCAGCACACCACATCAACTGAGATGGATGCGCTCTGCTATGAGTTCATGGACCGCATTGTGCTGGCCGACGATATCCCCGGAAGCCAGACGCTGAGTTGCCTGATTGCCGATATGACGTATGACAGCAGCAAAATAACCATGATCCTCAGCGAGGCCCCTGACTGGTCGTTCCAGAACCCGCGCGTGATTATCCGCCATCAGGATGGCCGGGCATCAGCAATGGTGGTGCCTACCCGCATTGACGATTACACCCTCTCGGTACAGTACAGCGCAGCGCTGGAGCCGGAACTATGGGCGATGAACGATGCGTATATCGAGTCGCCGCGACTGCTGTTCTGTTCGTCTGTCCGTGTCCCGTATGACGCACTGGTAGGTGAAATTACACCGGGCAACGACGGGATCAGCCAGGTGACGGCGATTCAGTATCACCCAGGCAAATATGCCTATGACGACGCCATCTATCCCGGCGATGTCGCTTAACAGCACTTCAAAACTATTTCACCCGCTTCGGCGGGTTTTTTTATGCCCGGAGCGAGCATGACCACATACGCAACGAAAAACCCGCTGGGCTCAGTCGACCCTCGCGACCTCTATGACAACTCACAAAACTTTGATTCTGCGATAAACGACCTCACCTCTCCTGTCTGGCAGGACCGCTTTGGAAAGTCGCGGCACACATGGTACGGCTTGGAATCAATGGCTAAGACGGCAATTGCTGCGTACGGCTATATCCCGATGGATTCTTTCCAGGCTGGCGCAAATCTGACGAAGCCTAACGAAGTGTTGCGTGATACATCAACGGGGGAATATTACCGCTGGGATGGCACGTTCCCGAAAACTGTTCCGGCTGGATCCACGCCGGAAAGCGCGGGCGGAACAGGTGCAGGTAAATGGTTAAGCGTTGGTGATGCTGTATTGCGTGGGCAGCTTGCAAACCCTAACATTGGAGATGCTCTGGTGGCGGTTATAGCGCCGTTCACCAATTCAGTTGCCCGCACCCAACACGATGTTAATACAGAGTTTGTTAGCATTAAAAACTGGCCTGCTAAAGGTGACGGCATTGCTGATGACACTGCAGCCATTCAGACAGCCTGCAATGATTTACTGGTCGCGTTTGCAGTAGATGGCATCCAGAGAACTTTGGTGTTCCCGGACGGCCAGTACATGACATCAGACACCATCGTTGAACACCCCAATATGCGCATTTTGTGTATTGGGCGCGTGGTTTTCCAGAATAAAACGACCAACAAGACGTTTGCAGCATTTGAGTTACAGGGTGGGGCGAAGAAGACAACGCTCGGCACAATAGATTCTTACGGGGGTGGGTTTGTAATTCGTGGAAACACTCACGATGTCGAATTTCATACAATCAGTAATTGCGTTGATGCTTGTGTTCTTCGTGCAGATATTAACTGGACGCTTGGCTCTAAAAACAATCTGGATAATAAAATTACGGGTGTGCAAATCGGTAAATGTACAAACGCAATTGTATTTGAGCAGAACGGCGACTCCCTCGTTCAGCAGGGAAATGAAATTCGCGTCAACTTTGTATCCGAAACAAATAACTCAGTCGTATTCAGGAACTACGGCGGGTTCACCCATACCAAACAGTCTAACTGGGACTCGAACTTTATAGAGCTTGCGGCATCGGATCCATTGACGTTGCCGGACTCTTCTATGATCAGAAATACCACTGGATTCGCTGTCCCTAACCTTACTTTCAGGGTGACAAGCTGGTGCGGCGGATGGACGGCAAATGCCGGAACCATTTGCCTTGTCAGAGGGCAGTTCACCGCTGGCAGGTTTATGTTTAACCTCGCGTCTAATATCGGCCTGAATGAGGTTGTGGATGCTTCCAGTAAATCGGCATTCGGATCGTGTGAAGTGAATTTATGCCGACACAGTAACCTTGGCAGCGGTACGTCGTTCTATACCGCGGTGGCCCCGGGTGCCAGCTTTAATGGCGGCGTTGCTGTCCAGAATGACAAGTTCAAAGTGCGTGTATCTGTGCCAGATTTGGCTCCAGGTCAGGTTTATGGCTCATCGTTCTGGCACGTACTTGTGCAACGATCCGAGACATCGAGGATGCACCTTGAACAGGTGAATGGCGCACCACAGGCAAGAAACGGTTTGCTCCTGGAGCTTGCTGACGCAGGCACAGAACAAATAGGCATGGTCCGCATCTGGGTCAGAAATATTGGGTCTGCAACAACGACAGCAAGAGATATAGATTTTGTCGTTTCCGCATCTTGAGGAGAATGAAAAGTGTTTACGATTGAAGAATTAACAGCCGAGAAAGACGCGATTCTGATTAAAGCTCGCTCTCTTACAGAATACATTGCATCTGATGAATTCTATGCGCCAAACGTAACAGAATCGGAGCGGTATTTCGTTAAAAAGCAGGAGAAGGCGTTGCTGGAATATCACGCCAGCCTGGTAAGTCAGATTGAATTAAAAACATATCCAATTCAGTCATCTTGATATCAGCTGATTACGGAGCATGGGCGGCTTATGCATGATTATTCTCCTTTACTTCACGCAATAATAGCCGTTTTGCTGCAGTGTATCATGGGTGTTTCCTGGGAAGAGTGGGCCGCTGGCGGCGTGGTAGGCTGCATGTGTTTTATCGCTCGCGAGCACACCCAGGCCGAGTATCGCTGGATTGCCTAGTTAGGCGCAGGGAAGCGCGCAAATATGCCGTGGTGGGGAGGTTTTTACTGGCGCGCATGGAATCTGCCCAGCCTGCTCGACTGGTTTGTTCCGGTGCTGGCGTGCACTGTCGTTTATTTCGTAGCCACACTTTAACTCCTGGCGGCGGTATTGATAGGTGTCGCCGCATTGATTTACAACCCCTTTAAAACTACTGTATAAATACACAGTAAAATAATAAGGGGGAATTATGCCACGCCAAAATGATATAGAAACTGCCTTTAACACAGCGATAAATCATGAACCAAACGGTCGCCGCACTGTAACTACCGAGGACTTCGTTAAGCATCTGGCCCGTGCTAACTGGGATTGGTCATTAAAGGAGGCGAACGAGTGGATAGAAAGCCACGTTTCGACCTTCAAAGACATTTCGACCAGTGAGGGTCAGGCCAGAATCTTCATGCTCTTCAACCCGAACGGAGGTCTGTAATGGGCTTTCCTTCACCGGCAACGGACTATGTCGAGCGGCGCTTAACACCGGAGCTGATCTGCGGCGTTGGCATCGACACTCGCATAATGGAAACGTCATGCGGCTTTGCCTTGATCGAACCTGTTACCCGACTGGTGCAGGGACAGGTTCTGCTAATCCTCAGTGGCGGGCATACCCAATTTGCACGCTTTCTGGGCAAAGCATTAATCATAGAAGAAGGCGAGGCGATAGAAGGCGACGCAGCGGAAGAGGTCGAAGTCATGGGTAGGGTGACTTTCTTCATCAACAGCACAGATGCGGATGACATACCAACTATATGA